TCTACACAGCACACTAGAAGTCTCATAAACCTCTAGCGCCTCTGTGCGTTGTCCGCAATCGCAGACAAATTCATACATTCTTTTCATTCAAGTCCTCGTATGCTCTTTCGCTGACCCCTTTGAGGGTTTTTAGCCAAATAAGAATAGAAATCTCGCCTTTGCGGAATTGTAGACTTTTTTCGTCCGCAATGGTAGAGACATTGTTTAGCGGGATGAGCATGGTGTCAACATCCTCCATCAGATCAGCCCAGCCTTGGCGGGAGAACAGGTCAAACCGATCCTCATAGTATTTTTGAAGTTCCGGATTCACTGTTTACTCCTAGAAAGCATAGTTGCTGCAATTTGTAACATGGCGCGGGTGCTTTCCATGTCTTCAGGCTCCGAAGCCCATCCCACTGTAATCTGTCCAACAAAGCGACCAGGCTCCGGCGGGACGCTGATACGGCATGTATAGGCAACCCCTCTGGCGATATACCACAAGCCCATCTCAGACTGTGCTGATTTGTAGTCACTGCACGGAATCTCGTTTGCCATCAGTTTGACCACATCAGCATTATTGGCTGAGTTTTGGCTAAATAGGCCAACATCAAGGCCGTCATTTGTCTTGTCCCTGCCGTTTTTCCCATACGCCCTGTATAGAATTCTAGTCCCAAACATGCTGTTAACTTTAAAAACTGCCACTATCAAAGCGCCAGACTGCTTAAATAGGTGGGCAGCTGCATCCTCAACTCGGTCTTCTGCAATGCTGGGAATCTTCTTTGATTCCTTGTAAGCGCCAATCAGCAAGTCTTGGTTTGTATATACAAAGTACCCTGCAAAGGTCAGCACAGCCATCAGCACCATTGCAAACAGTCTAAAGGGGCTGGATACATAATCCAGTACCTTGTCAATGATGCTTAACTGCTCTTTGCTCATCTTTTACAAAGGATTTTTAGAACTTATAAAGTCCATGATTTTTTTAGACTCATTAGCTGGCAAGATATAAAGTAGATTTAAAAACCAATTGATCGCGAGAACAGCAGCGCAGCACTTGATAAAACGATCAATCCCAAGTCGCCAGTCAGTGCCAACATCAAACCATTTAAGTAGCGATAACACATCAAACACAGCCTCTTGTTTTCTGGCAGAAGTCTATAAGCTCGTTTACACCGATAAAGGCAAAGAACATTAAAAAGAAGACAATAGCTATAACCAAAACAATCTCAGTCATTTCGTCTGCTTTTTCTTTTGCCTTCTTTTCTTCAGCTTTCAGCGCACTTATTTCCTTAGCATCGTCCCTGTCCATCTCGGCTTGCCTAGCCTTAATCTTCTGCCACACATCAATCTTGCCGGTCTGCATAAAGAGCATTTTTAGCTCCTCCTCAAAGACCTTGGCCTGATCCAGAGCCATCTCTATCTGGAGGGCCGTCCCCATGTTTGATTTATTTTTGGAACGCTTGGCTTCAAGCATTGCCTTTGTAGCCACACTCTTGGCATCAAACAGCTTTCCGATCATCGGAGCCAAGCTGCCGAGATCGTTTGCTACCGCCGATGCCTTTTTGACTAGCGAAATAGCTGACTGAATCCCTGCTAGGGCTGTAAGCGGATCCAACACTATGTCACCTGCGGCAAGTTGTAGTATTTAGCTTCGCCAGCTTTTCTTGCTGCAATAGCTTGTTCTAAATTTTTATAGTAACCAAGCCACTTGTTTTTACCCTCAACTTTAATGTACACAGTCCAACTTTTGTGAGTTTTTAGCCATGACACGCCAAGATGCCCACTTTTATTGTGCATAGGCAATCCAATATTTTGGGCATTGTCTGTGTACAAAACATCACGCAGATTACTTAACCGGTTGTCGTTGCGAACCCTGTTCTTGTGGTCAATAACATTTTTAGGAAACTGTCCATGAACATACAGCCAAATAAGCCGATGAGCAGCTATTGTCTTGCCGTTAATTTTTATGTCGCGGTAGCCATTCCCATTGATGCATCCAGCTAATTGCCAAGGTTTAACATTTCGCCCGTTACCAAAACGCCACCTGACTTCGCCTGTCTCTGGGAAGTAGTGCAGTGCTTTGCGTATTCCATCTTGAGTTAGATCAATCATCTTGAGCCTCGGCTAGTTTCTTTGGCTCAGGTTTGCCTTTCTCCCGCCATTTCAAGCACCAAACCAGCATTCTGTCAGGCGACCAAGACCACTTCACGCACTCAAAGACTGGTGCTTGTACAGCCGGTGGTGGTGGTGGCAGGGCGTCCATAGCTACATAAGCAGTTTTTTAAGCATTTCAGCAGCAAAGCCTGGGCCAAGCAGCGTCACAGCAATCAGCGCATAAAGGATATATTCAATGCGGCTCATGCGCTTGCCGCCTGCCTCAAATGATTTCTGGATAGCCTCATACCGCAGCGCACAAATTTCCTCATGCGTTGACAACTTGGCATCGGTTGCGTCTACTTGGCTCATACACCCATCTGCTTTCGGATTGCTGTTGCAGAGATGGCATGAGTGGCTTCATCAAAAGTCTCTTGCTCAATCTTGTAGCCTACGTCTCTGCCGTATGTGATATTTGTCACGTTTGGCACAAGTTGAATTTCGTACTGCCCTTGATACAAAGGGTCTAGGTCGCGTTTAATTAGGCTTTTTACTTGCTCTGCGGCAAATGGGTTAGAGCCGTTCCAGCCTTGGCAGTCCCTGATTTGGATGACTACTTGGCCCGTCTTGGCAATGGCGCGGTCAAATAATGCACGATGGCCTTTGTGCCACGGTTGCCAGCGGCCTAGCATCTGCACGGTTTCTTTCTTCCAGTCGAATGTCGGTCGGGGGCGGTTCTCTAGGATGTGGTTGCCAATGAACTCAGCCCACTTCTCGGCGTTCTGCTCAGTGACCCTGAAGTCGTACTGCTCTGGTGGTACGAAGGCTTTGTTGGTGTCATCAAACCGGCTCTGCTCAATGGTGTCTACCCACACAGTCCAGTCGGCCTTAAAGTTGTTACGCATCTCAACAAGAGGAGCAACAAAGTCGCAGATTACATAGTCACCAGTAGATTTCAGAGCAAACTCTGCCATCCGTAAGGACTGGCGAATGCGGCCTTCTTTGGAAAAATCCCAATCGTTAAAGCGTTTGCGGATTTCGTCTGCGTTAAACCAATCAACCTTGCTGGTGTATGCAATTGGTGGCAATTCCAAATTCAGCATTCGCTCTAGCGGCATGGTGTTGACGTTAGAGTTTTCCTCTAGGTACTTCTTGAGTGCGGTAGCCAGAAAAGTTTTGCCCGAGCCAGGCAACCCCATAATCAATATTTTTTTCATTACTTGACCTTGTATAGAGTTTTGACCGCAAAGTCTGGGGCTGGAGTGCGCCAGAAGTCTTTACCAGCGTATTTTTCCCAAACGGACTTAGGAAGTATAGACGGGCGCTCTTGCCAAGTCACTTCTTTCCTGACTGTGTGCAGGCTTTTCATGTTTAAGGCTTTGTCAAATACTTCGTTCTGGTACTCCACGTTCTTAAAGTCGTGGTCAAAGTACTGTTTGCCAATGAACTGATACAACTCGCGCATGACGCTCTCAGGCTTTTTGCACAGAGATTCGTACTCAACCAGCATGATCATGTCGGGGTTCAGCAGCAAGCCTTCTTCAAGGAAGTAATACGGCTTGACCACTTGGCCTTCCTTCTTTACATCCATCAGGGCATCGCATCTGGTGGTGACTGTCTGCCGCGCTTCATCGTCTGTCAGGGTTGCGCCGTAGAGCGAATTCTTGGCTGAAATACGCTCAAAGCTGTCAAGTATCCAAGGCAGATCACGCACACAGCAGATGATCTTGGTCTCTGGGTAGAGGTCTTTCAGGAGTGATGTTTTAGCAGTCCAGCCACGGCTGGTGTCGAACACTGTGTTTGGTTCTACAGATTCATAGAACGCATTAAAGATGGACTTCAGGATGTGTTTACGGCGGTCTTCATCAATGAGGTGGTTGCTCTCACTGCCCGTGATGACATTGATGGTCGATGTGACCAAGCCTTGCACGGGTGAGGAGATGTCTGCGTAGAACTCGTGGTTCTGACGCAAGATGGCCGACAACAGGGTCGAGCCTGACCGTGGCAAACCAGAGATGAAGAAAAACTCTTTCATGTCTGGGCAACCCAGTTGACAGTAGCCTCGTCCCACTGGTAACGCACATTGCCACCATTCATAACGGCATCAGCGGGTCTTGCTACAGGCGCGGCCCATGTCATAGTGTCCAAGTAGCCAACCCATGACGGATAAGGTCTACGGGCTTCGTGTTCTGCTGTTCTGGCAGCGGTGTACTCAGCTTCAGTCAAGACTTGTAGAACGCCAGCAATGTTTGTGTCAGCATCATCATCACAAGTGCCGTAATAGCGAGGCGCTCTCAGGTATGTGCCATCAGAGGCTACTTCTACAGGCCAAGTAGAACTGTCGTGCCATAGGTGCGTATAGCCCTTGACGGCTGGCATTGATGGGCCTGTGCGCTGTGGTTCGGCTGTGCAGACTATTTTGGTTACTGCGTCTACTTCGGTGATGCAAATGTACATTGTGATGCTCCTTATAAATTAAACTGCGACTCTGCGGATGGCGCGGACACGATAGGAATTAGTTTTACTGGAGCCGTTGCTGTCTTGATTGCCGTTCTCAAAGTACTGTCTCCATCCGTCCGTTGCAGAAAACTCAGTACTAGACCAATAACTAGCTAATGCAAAATCTTCAGCACCTGTATTTTGAAAATCTGTTGCCGAAGTTTGTGCTGGATCGCCAGCCGTGTAATTACTTCCACGACTTGGTACAGCGTTGGTGTTAGTGCCAAAATTTGTGATATTGTTGTTTGTTGTTGGTTTTAGGTTGTAGTAACAAACTTCTAACTCATTTTTGGCTGGCATATACCAATCACTAAATCCACCAATTGTCAAACCTTCGCAAAACTGTGCGGCTGGATGTGAGGCGTTGTTCATTGCCGTGCTATTTGCTGGCCCATCTATAACTGATGATGTACCCGTTGTGCTTGTATCAGTTGTTTTCCATTGTTTTGATGAATTTTGAGCAGATGCAACAGGGCCAACAATTATGTAATGCGTTGCTACACTACTAACCCCAATCTGTCCTGCGTAAAATCCACCACCAAACGCTTGACCGATTACTGTAGGAGGTGCTGCCGGGGTTGTAATGCTGTTACTGGCCGCACTTGCCGCACTTGTGCCAACTGCATTGGTTGCAGTAACTGTAAAAGTGTATGAAGTTGAAGCAGTCAATCCCGTAACAGTAATTGTTCCAGACCCTGCTTGACTCAGTGTTCCTGTAATACCGCTGGGGCTTGAGGTTGCCGTATAGGATGTGATGACGGAGCCGCCATTGCTTGCGGGAGCCGTAAAGACTACCGTTGCTGTTGTTGAACCCGTTTGAGTAGCCGTTCCAATCGTGGGTGCGCTGGGTACAAGTGGGGGCCAAACACCTTGCTTCTTAAACTGCATAGCTTGGTCAAGCGTCCATATCCCTGGGGCGATCCCTTGAGATGGTGCTGTTGGGGATTTGGTGATGAAACCGCCGATGTATTTTTGACTCATGGCTGTACCTTAAACTGCGACTCTGCGGACTGCTCTAGCATTGTAGGCATAATCTTTAAGAGCATAAAACTGATAGCCAGCGTTAAACCGCATGAAATAAGCAGTTGATGTATTGCGTTGAGTACTTGTCCAATAGTTATTAGTAAATGCTTCTGCGCCTGTGCTTCTAAAATCTGTTGCTGCGGTTTGTGCCGGATTACCCGCCGTGTAATTACTAGCTCTGGCTGGTACAGCGTTAGCATTTATACCTTTATTTGTAACATTGTTTTGTGTAGTAGGTTTTAAATTGTAGTAGCATATTTCTAATTCGTTTAAAGCTGGCAAATACCAATCACTAAAACCCCCAATAGTTAGCCCTTCGCAAAATTGTGCTGCTGTATGAGCAGCGTCATTCATTGTTGAACTATTTGTTGGACCGTCAATAACTGAAGTGGGATCGCTTCCAGTATTTGAAGTTTTGAATTGTTTACTTGCATTTTGTGCAGATGCGACTGGGCCAACCACTAAGTTGTAGTCAGCTATGCCGTTTCCTGCCGTAGAAATTTGTCCGGCAAAGAAGCCACCGCCAAAAGCAGAGCCAACAACAGGTACAACAGAAGGCCAAATATTTTGACCCTTAGCTTGCATCTGCTGAGTAAGCGTCCAAACCCCCGTAGCTGCGCTGGTCGAGGTTGTTGGTGCAGTGGCAGAGATGACCCCGCCTTTATAGCGCATCGACATAAGAAATCCTTATGTGATTTCTTCAAAGCTGATTGTTGCTACCAAGTCACTTGCCGTACCAGCAATCGCGCCAATAGACTGGTTCTCCAGCAGATAGAACGCAGTGGTCTTATCGGTCACAATCAGCGAAGCATCTGCGGGAACAGAGATGGTTGAGGCTATGGCTAACCCCGTGCCACCCAGCGCAGCGGCAGAGTAGATGTTCACGGTAACGTCAGCAGCGCTAGTGCCGTCAATGTTAGCAATCAAAATCGAGTTAATCTTGAAGACCTTGCCACTTGAGGCGGCATTAGATGCTAGTTGTGTAGCGCTTGTGCCGACGGCAACAGTAAGAGAGTTACCAATGATGCTGGTGACGTTAAGAATGTTGGGATTTGCCATTATGTTTCCTTAGAATCCAAAAATCATTGCAAGGGCGATTGCTTTACCGGCGGTAACACCACTAGCAGCTGGTGCGGTTGATTGCCAAGTCGTGCCGTTACTTGTCAAGACGTTGCCTAAAGTGCTGGGCGCTACGAACAAAGGCGCTGAAGTGCCGTTACCCAGAATCACGTTGTTGGCTGTGAGGGTAGAAAGACTAGTGCCGCCTTGAGCAACAGTCACAGTGTTTGCCTGCTTAATCAGCTTGCCTGTAGTGCCATCAAAGGCAGCTAAGTTGCTGTCTGTTGCTGAAGCTGGGCCAACCACATCGCCTGTTCCACTAGCCGTTGAGTTTACGGTTTGGTTAGGCCAAGTGCCTGATACAGTTACGTTTGTTCCAGCAACGATACTAGGCGTTGCAGTACCCGTACCGCCATTGGCAACAGGAAGTAACCCCGTGACGCCGGTAGTGAGTGGCAGCCCCGTCAAGTTTGTTGCAACGCCGCTTGTCGGTGTGCCCAAAAGAGGCGTGACCAGTGTGGGTGAAGTTGCCCTGACAGTTGCGCCTGTGCCTGTGCTTGTCGTGACACCAGTACCGCCATTCGCTACTGCCAATGTCCCAGCTAGAGTAATTGTTCCAGTCGTGGTAATTGGGCCACCGCTTGTGGTCAATCCAGTTGTGCCACCAGAAACAGCTACGCTAGTCACTGTTCCTGTTCCAGCACTCACATTGACAGTAACATCATCACCAGAATTTGTGGCCGTAACATTCGCACCAACAAAGTTGAAGGTCTTGACACCCGTAGAGATTGAACTTCCCTCGTCTTTTACCGCAATAGCTCCATTGGTGGACATGGTAGAGATGACCTGAATTTTCTCAGCCATATCTGGAGAAACAACCTCACCCACATTAATCTCTTGGCCGGTAGACAAAGCAATAATTAAGGAGCCGTCAAAGTCAATCTTTGCGTCCCTGACTGATACGCCATCAGCCCCGTCTATGCCGTCCCGACCTGGCGCTCCTTGCGGCCCTTGTTTGCCATTGAGTCCGTCTTTGCCGTTACGCCCATCTTTGCCGTCGCGTCCATCGCTGCCGTTAGACCCATCACGCCCGTCTTGGATAGTGATGATGCGTTTTTCAAGGGAACTACTTACGTTGTCAAACTTTAGGCGAATGTCGTTGTCGATTTTCTTGAGTGACTCAACAACTAGCTGCACATTCTCAGCAGCCTTGCGTTGCTGCATGGCTTTGACCTCAGAAACCGAGTTACTAACCGCAGAAAACACGCTATCAGCAACGCTATCAAGGTCGCCGTTTCCAAGAATTTTATCTATTGCCATTTCGCAACTCCGTATTTAAGGTTTCAAGGAAATCGTTTTCCATGTCCACAACACTGCTCTTGGCGTTGTTCATTTGAAGTTCTACGATTTTAGACTTGTTCTTGATGTCAGCCTCTTTAAGCATTAACTCAGCAATCTTGACCCGCTTGTCAAACTCATTGCTTTCATTTCCTTGTGGGAGATTCTTAGTCGCTGAGGCCAACACCTTGGCCTGCACTTCTTGCGGCATAAGCTGCGTCTCCACCGACAGCTTCTGAGCCTCTGCGCGATTCTGCTCTGCTTGAGTCGTGCTGACAGCAATCTGAGCTTGTGCGGCTTGCAGTGCCAGTTGTTGCTGGGCTTGTTGCAGCTGTTGAGCCTCTGGATTGGGCTGGCTCATCTGATCTAAGGCCGAGATAAGCTCAAATCTGTTAGACAGGCTGGAATTACCCAGAATCCCCTTTAAGATCAGCGGCAGAACTGGTGTATTCGGGCCAAGTGTCTGCAACAGGCTAATAAACTGCTGCTGCTCGTACTCTCTGGCAATGATACCCAGAGTAGCCGTAGGAATGAATTTCATGTCCACCGATGGATAGCGCTCAGGATCGAACTGCATGAAGCGAAACGCTGCTTTTTGGATGAACGGGATGAGGAAATCCTCTTGGAAGTTCACCAGTGTGCGTTTGTACTTCTTGATGATCGTAGCCACTGCCATTGACATGCCAGCGCCGTCCCGATTGCCTTGGCTAACCATGCCCTGACCATCCATCGTGCCAGTGGCTTGCAAAAGCATACGTTCAAACTCTTTGGCTGTGTTTAGATTGTTGAGACTTGTCTCGCCAAACTTGAACGGGTAAAGAATCTCAGACGGATTCCCATTCACCATGAAGGCTTTGCCAGGCTTGACCTCAAACTTAGCACCCCGTGGCAGACGAGATGCGTCCAAACCGATCATCGGTGAGGTAGTCAGCGCCAGTGAGTCCAGATGGCTACGCACTTGAGCATCAATCGCCTTTTGCATGTTGTAGGACTTCTCCACCGTCCCCCTGCCCAAGAGTCTATTAGGGACGGTATCATCTTGATAGGCCAAAACTGGCCGATCTTTCATCATGTACGGGTTTTCTTCTGCTTTTAACAGCATCCCGTCATTGGCAATCACGACAATGGCCTCAACCATGTCGCTATAATCCTCAGCAACCGAGTCTTCGGGGAACAATTCCTCGATCTCTACGTCATCTTCGGTCAAATACTCTCGCGGAACAAGGCCGTAGTACGTCAATAATTTGACCTTTTCGTCCCGATATTGGCTTACCTCTTGGGTTGGCTCAAGATCAGTGTCTTCGTCTCCAGTAGTAATATTTACCTTGCGGTAGATGCCCTTCTCAATCCCTTCAACGATCTTGTGGATGCTGACAAACTTTTCAATCGCCACGCCCATACAGTCATCAATTGATGTCCCGTTGGGGTCGAACAAGAAATTCTTAGGGTTGACCGGTGTAATCTTGACTGCAATGCGGCTTTTCTCCACCACACCGATAGCAGCTTGCCCCATCTGACCAGGTATTGCTTGGGTTGCTGGCTCAAAGATTTTATCGGTCTTGACCACAATCTCACCGATACCAGTCCCATAGATTTCAGCCATCAACTCGATCTGGTCGATAGATTTTCTGATTTTGTCTTGCTTGAAGTCTTCCATTAGCTGGGCTTTAAGCATCTCGACATCTAACGGGTTGCCGTTGACGTCTTTAAGATCGTCTTCAATGTCAAAGAACTCGCCCTGGCCGAAGATTGCTTCCATGATCTCGGCATGGCGTGTCTCCACAGCCTGTTGGGTAGCAGGGGTGACGATGCGACTGCGCTCAGAGTCGCGGGTCTTGTCTTCAGCAGCCCATTCGCCACGGAAGATGCGCTCGTATTCTAGGTAGTTTGGAAGATAGTTCGTATCGCGCCAGTCGCGCCAACGGTCACAATGATTGACAACAAAAGAGGTTAGCTCTTTGTCGTTCTC